CTAGCCATAGACCAAGCTGCGCGACTTACTCCCGGTCTGTGTGAAGTTGAATATGCGCCTGAACCCCTGCGGTAAACGGCTTTGAGTTGCCCCAGACTCGTGCGCGTGTAGGCAGGCTTATTATCTTCTGCCATCTTGTCATTGTGTTCAGTTACTTTATTCCGTAAACCAGTTTCAACGGCTTCAGTAAATTCAACGTCACCGCCTGCTCCACTAGCTGAACCTTCTTTGTTCGTGTCACTACCTTTAATCTGATCTTTAGCAGGAGCAGGTGCGCGTTCTTCATCCATGTAGTCAGATTCATCATGCGGTTGCCATGCGTTGCAGTAATAAGCACCATCAACAAATTCATCCCACTTTTCGCACCACGCTTTATCCCCTGCTGCATTCACACGAGACTCATCGTAAAAGTAACAGTTACCGCAAGCGCGACCTTCTGGAACGTCATCTGCTAGTGCTGGTCGGTAATTGTCAGGTAGTTCGCGGTAACCCGTCATCATAAGTTTCGGTTTCTTCATCTTGTGCTTCTTGCGTTCGCCACCGGGTTCCATGTCCTCAGCTATTGATACGGCAACCATCTGGTCTATCGCATCTTGCTTTGTCATGTGGCAACCAATAACTTCACCGTCATCTTTAACGGTAGCCCAACCTGCGCAACCTTGCGCTTCATCTGTTATGAAATACGGCATTAGTCTTGTGTCTGCCTTAACCATGAAGCCGAATGTGAACCGCCTGCACTAATGGCGTACAGGGATTCACCGGGATTCAGAATGAGTTCAATGCTATCTAATTTTAGCAATCGTAAACCTGTTGAAGTTGTAACTGAATCATTGCCTAAAAACAAATCATTCGTATTATCGTTGTTATGAACGTGTAGGCGTGACGGATTATGTGAACATCCATCTACTTGAATTCTGCTAGTTCCAACTGTTATCTGTCCAGAAGTTATAGCCATGATTAAACCTTGTAAACCGATTCAGGGTCTGTTGGGTCAATTTGCGCAATCTGCTGTAACTGGGAAGAAGGCAGACCAGTGTGAACTATTGCAGGTAGACCCAAAGCAGATAAGACTCCGGCAGGATCAAAACCAGAATTAACAAGTTTCTGAGCCATAGTCACGCGCTTGTCAGTTTCAACCAGTGAAGCTGCGCCTAGATCAACGTTGGCTAAAGGAACGCGGTAAACGTCACCGCCGTCTACTGGTCGCAAATCCTCAAATCTACGAATGTCATTAACACTCAAGAAACCTGCTTGTGAACCGATTGAATAACCGTTCATGCGTGTACTGAAGTCACCGCGTAGCAAACCATCAACGTTAAAACGGATAAACGCGCCTTCTGGCAATAGTGCGCTGTAAGCATCTTCAATCTTTGCAATGTATGGGCGTAGCGTATGAGTAACAAAGTTAATGCTGTTCTGCTCAACTGATGCGTAAGACATTGCGCCGGGTGTAGTAATGCCAATCATGTGCGGTGGAACTCTAAAGATACGGGCTACTTCTTCAATGGCTAACTTGCGACTATCTAACATCTGAGCTTCGTCAGGGTTGATGCCAGTCTTTACAAACTTTGCGCCACCTGTTAGCAGCCCAGTCTTGTGAGCTTTACGGAATCCGTTATGACGTGAGTTGAAGCCGTCTACTAGCTGTTTTGCCTGATCGCTGTTTAAGCCTTGTGGCGTTTCAATGATGCCTGAAGTAGTCGCGCCTTGACCAAAGAAACGGGAAGCAAAAGACTGAAGCGCACTTGAAAGCCCTAAGTTGTCTTTAAGTTCAGTAACCCTAGACATACCGCGCAGATCGCCAGCCTTGCGCATTTCAGTAATCTGAATCATGTCTTGCTTGCTTACTGGCACTTCTTGGTATTCGTCAATGATGTATTCAATTTCACGAGTTATCTTGTTACGATCAACACGTACACGGTAAGGGTCAATTACAACTAGGTTTATTACTTGACCTGAGTTGTCACGGAACACACGCACGAAAGCGTTACCGTCTAGCAATAGCGAAATAAGAACTTGCTGGTAATGCTCAGAACGTAATAGGTCTACATCTGGTCTTTGAATCCATGACGGCTGAGGTCGGTAAGGAACGCGGTTACCGTCACGCCTAATGAATGAATCAATTGGCAAAGTTGAGATAGTGTCGGAAATTAAAAGAACGCAAGAATAAAAAGCATTGATTTTCATTGCCTGTACTTGGTCTATGTTTGACCCGGCTTCAGTTGTAAACGCGAATGAATCGCCTGCACCCCAGATAGATTGAAAACTTATGGCGCGTTCTTCCTTATTGCCACCTGTCAAATTTGCAAGCATTACTGACCCTTCTCAATTGCTAGACCGATCAGTAAGCACGAAGCACCTACGGCAATAATTCCTAATGGCAAAATAAATAAACCTAAACCTAATGAGATTGAAGCTAGTCCTACAAGTTGCAGAATTGTGGCGATCAAAGAATCTCCTAGAAACTAAAGAACTGTGGCACAACAGGTTCTTCCCTAGAAACAGTTGCCCTATCAAATCCTATGATACTAGCAACTGCCGCATCTATCTTGCGTGGCGAGCCGCGATGCTCTTTAACAATGCGCGGCCCTAAACGATCAGTCTTAACAACTGCATTCTGTAAGTGCCTAAGTAGTAAAGGGTTGCCATCATGGGTTAGCTTGTTAGCTACAACAGCATCATAGAATTTGGCGCAAGCTGGAACCATTCGTGCTGGTGAAGTTGAAGGCCACTCAACAATTGGAAAGCCTGCTTCATCTAACACTTGCATTGTGCGTTGCCAACGGAAAGGGTCACAAGCAATTTCCCTAACATTGTGTGTGCCACAAAATTCAATAATGGTGTTTTCAACGTCAAGAATGTCTACGCGCCAATCATCTACATCTTCAGGCTGCTTTTCCCACGCCTTGACCATAAAGACATACGGCTGTTCTTCAACGGTTACGCCAATGATTACAGAAGCATCACCACTAAATGAGCCGTCAAATCCTAAGACAACTGGCACGTCTGGGCCTATTTCACGCTTTAGCTCTAGCTGCTCCCAAGCTCCGTTAGGTAGCCAAGCTGTCTGGCTGCTTACCCATTGGTTACAACGCTTAGTTCTAAACTCAGCTTCTGGCGTTCTTTTGACCATAGCTGCAAAGTCTTTAGGGTCATTTAAGTCACCATAGGCAGGATTAGCTTGTTTCCAAGTCAGCTCTAAATGGTGATCAGCTTCAGCTTCAGCTTCCCAGCAGGCCATAAAAAAACTTGGATCGTCTACTTCTTTTTGAGCTACGCGCTTGCCGTACTGATAAAGGTTGTAGGCAATGGAATCTTGACCAGATGAGTCCGATTTAACCCCTGCCGTAGTGACAGCTATAAGCATTGGTTCGCGCCTTGCGCCCATTCCAAGCTGCATAACGTCAAACAGCTCACGGTTTGGGGATGCGTGCAATTCATCAAAAATGACCGTTGTTGGGCTGAGGCCTTCTTTGCTAAAGCTCTCACTTGATAGAACGCGATAAACAGAACCAGTTTCAGGAACCTCAATAGCATCCCTGTAAACCTTGCACATTTCAGCCAGTTCTGGTTCTGCTGCAATCATTTTCTTTGCATCACCAAAAACAATGCGAGCTTGATCCTTGTCAGCCGCGCAGGAATAGACCTCACCACCGGCGGGCCCCATGATTAAAGACCAAAGGCCAATGCCTGAACCAAGTGCGCTTTTGCCGTTTTTACGGGCCATAGAAATCAGAGCTGTGCGGTGTCTAAACTTTCCGTCAGGGCCTACTGCAAACAAATGCCTTAATAGCTCGTGCTGCCAGTCACGGAGCTGCATCTTGTCACCTGCGTATCCGGCAACAGTTTCCTTAGTTTGTATGGCAAATGTGTCTATAAAGTCAGAAACTTGCGGCCCACGGGACTTATTTAGCGCGGCTTTGTTTACTGGTGTAAGCCATGTTGGGGGCCATGATTCAATTTGAGCTGGCACGAGCCTTTAATTCCTCAAGTTTGGAAGCTCGTTTGACCTCAGCTACTCCAAGTCGCGAACGATCTGTTGGTGTAAAACCCAGCAAAGAAAGGTTAGCTACGAGCTGCCTGTCGAGCTCTCGCAATGACTTGCGTTCATCAGGCCTATTATTTTGCAAGACTTGAATGCGTAAATTGCGCCTTTCGTCTAGCAGCTCGCAGGTAATAAGCAAAATCTCAATGTCTGTCAGTGGACTTAACCACGTTTGACCCATTCCCCAGATGCGATCCCAAAGTTCCGTACCTGAGCTGCCTAACGGTCTGTTGGGTACTGGGATGTTATAGGCAGAAGGTAGCAACACAAGCTCCTTCTGGTCTGGGAGCGTGCGTTTACCGGGGTTGCCAGTAAGCCGCTTCTGCTCAATCGGTTTTGGTGGTCTACCACGGGGAGCCATAGCTATTCCTTAATCGAAGAACCGCAAGCTGGGCAAAGTTTTTCTTCTTTGAATTTTAGCGGCTCCTCGCTCTGATCACCTAAAGGCGGCTGCAAAGATTCAAAGCCTAGCTGCTCAAGCTCCCAGCCGTTTGCATCGAGCTCAAGCAATTGGTCAGCTAAAACCTTGTCATCCCACTCAGCAAGCTCAGCTGTTCTATTGTCAGCTAATGCGAAGGCCCTTATCTGTTCCCAAGTCCAGCCAATCGGAGTTCTGGTTATTGAGATTTCTGACCAACCCAAAGACTTAGCTGCTTGAAGTGTGCCGTTACCGGCAACCACAATTGAATCAGGCGTTACACAAATTGGCTTGCGCTGCCCAAATTTAAGCAGCGAATTCTCTATTGCCTTAAGGTTTCTGCCGTCATGCTTGCGTGAATTAGCTGGATCAGGGGTCAAGCTGTTGATGTTCACAGTTTCAATTCGCAACTCAGTCATGGTTTAAGTCTACGCAGAAACCGCATAAAACCGCCATTTTCTAAAACTTTGAATTTCGCGGTGATGCACGAAAGTT